ATGAAACTGACCGTTATCCGCCCCATTTTTGTTGAAGGGAAGGTGCTTGTGGAAGGTGAGATGTTTGAAACCCTCGAACAGCATGGACGGGAACTGGTGCAGAAAGGCTATGCGCTGACTGTTAAATCGGATGACGCAGCGGAGCAAACGGAGCCCGCCGTACCGCCGAAGAAAGGTAAAAAATAATGCTTGATCTGGATCTGGTAAGAAAACACTGCCGGATTGATGATGATTTCTCCGGTGATGATGATTTGCTCGCGATTTATATCGGCGCAGCCGTACGCCATGTCGAAACCTGGACACGCAGGACTCTTTACGAAACAGCGACTTCGCCCGGATACGATGAAAACGCCGATCATCTTTTGCTCACCGATGATGTCAAAGCGGCAATGCTGCTTCTCATCGGGCACTGGTATGAAAATCGTGAAGCTACGACACCAGGTCAGATCATGGCATTACCTTTCGCTGTAGACGCGCTGCTCCAGCCTTACCGCATTTATGGTGTGTAGGAGGTGCCATGCAGGCAGGAAGAAACCGCCATCAGGTCATGATTCAGAACGCAGTGATGGTGAGATCACCATCCGGTCAGCCCAAACAGGAATGGCGTGATAGTTCTCATCCGGTTTGGGCTGAGGTTAAGGGGATCAGCGGTCGTGAGCTGATTGCCTCCGGCGCTGAAAAAGCCGAGGCGACAGTCCGTGTCTGGATGCGTTATCGCACCGATATTAACGCAGCCTCCCGTCTGCATGTCCTTACCGGGCCGTTCAGGGGGCAAATGCTGGAAGTCACCGGGCCTCCCGTACCTGATGAAAAGGGTAGCCGCCTGGAAATTCTCTGCAAACAGGGAGTGAAAGCGTGATTGATTACAACCTGGATTTTTCCGGACTGCAGGATATTGCCCGCGATCTGGAACTGCTCAGCCGCGCCGAGAATAATAAAGTCCTGCGTGATGCCACACGGGCAGGCGCCGAAGTGCTCAAACAGGAAGTTATAAAAAAAGCCCCGGTACGTACCGGAAAGCTCAAAAATAATGTTGTGGTGCTTACACAGAAAGCGCGGCGGCGCGGTGATATTGCGTCCGGTGTGCATATTCGAGGTGTAAACCCCGCAACAGGTAACAGTGACAACACCATGAAGGCAGGGAATAAGCGTAATGCATTCTACTGGCGCTTTGTGGAACTGGGCACATCGCACATGCCTGCGCACCCGTTTGTTCGTCCCGCATTTGATACCCGACAGGAAGAGGCGGCTCAGATTGCCATGGCGCGAATGAATCGTGCAATTGATGAGGTGCTGGCCAAATGACTGAAGCCGATATTTTCGAACTGATTGGCGCCCTGGCTGACGGGCAGGTTTACCCCGATGTCGCCCCACTAAACTCAGCAGGCGAGCCATCTGTCGCCCCGCCGTGGGTAACGTTCACGCTGGTAAGTCAGGTTTACGGTGACACCCTTTGCGGCCCGGCTGAAGAAAATACCTCTCTTCAGGTTGATGTCTACGCATCGACAGTGGACGAGGCGCGGGAAATTCGCGAGCAGGTTATTGCAGCACTTTCCCCGATTCATTTCACTCAGATGATCAAAACCAGCGGATATGAACCGGAGGGCGGGGTGCGCCGGGCAACACTTGAAGTTCAGATCCAGCAGTAACCCCTAATCGCTGTTTAACACGACCGCCGCTTGGCGGTTTTTTTGTATCTGGAGAAAACATGGCCAGTAAGTATGAAGTAACAAAAGGTATGCAGATCGGCATCTCCGGTGCCCCTGTTACCGTGGCGGCGTTTACCGCTGTCGGTTTCCCCGGCGTGGATGTCGAGTTTCTTGTGGCGGAATGCGCTACCAAGGAGATCAGCTATACCGGCGGGCAGAAGGGTGACATTGATGTAACCACGCTTTGCTCGGTTGAACAGGAGCAAACCAACGGGCTGGCTGCTCCGGCTGAAATGTCTATCAGCCGCAACTGGGTAGGCGATGAAGAGGCGCAACTGGCGCTGCAGACCGCTTATGAAAACGATGAACTGCGCGCACTTCGTGTCGTTTTCCCTTCCGGTAACGGCTTTTATGTGCTGGTTGAAGTACGGCAAAGCAGCTGGTCAGCTGCAACGTCAAGTGTCGTCGGGGCGACTTACTCGTTACGTGTCCGCGGTAAGCCAAAACGCATTATGGCTAATTCCGGCGCCTGATTCTGAGCGGCTTCGGCCGCTTTTTTTTATCACCCAATACTGAAAAAAGAGAAAAATGAAATGGCGCAAAAGACACCACAGAATTCACTACGCAACATGGCGCTTACTGCATCGAAAGCGTACCGCACAAAACCCGGCATTACCGTGCCCGAATGGGATGATGCAAAGGTAACTCTGCGCGAACCATCTGGTGATGCGTGGGTTAAGTTTCGAGAAATCCTTAATCCGGAGGTGCCGGAAGGTGAAGAACCTCCTCAGCTCTCTGAAGCGCAGAAATTCATGCGTAACAAAGAGGCTGATGTTGTTCTGTTCATTGATGTGCTTCTTGATGAGAACGGGCACCGGGTATTCAACAATGAAGATCAGAAAGTTGTCTCTGAAATTTATGGACCGGTGCATGCCCGACTCCTTGCTCAGGCGATTAACCTCGGCATGAGCCAGGAAGAAGCGGGAAAGCCGTAAAGCAGCCGCTGACATTCTTCCTGATGTCGCTGGCGCTTCGGCTGGGGCGGACATTACATGAGCTTCGCCAGACGCTTACGGCCAGTGAATTAAAAATGTGGATTGAGTATGACCGCATCAGCCCGATAGGTGGCGCGGCGATGCTCAGGCAGCGCAAGTGGCTGTCGCCACACTGAGTGCACAGGGCGGGAAGTACACCATTCCTGACGTGATGCTGAAATGGGGCGATCAGGAAAAAGAACCTGCTATTTCAGAACTTGAAGAATGGATGTCCGGTCTTTGACGCCCGCGGCTGCGGGCTTTTTATTGGGTGAAATATGGCTACGCTGCGCGAACTGATCATAAAAATTTCGGCAAACTCCCAGTCCTTTCAGTCTGAGATTGCCCGCGCTTCACGTATGGGAGCGGATTACCATCGCACGATGGAGCAGGGTGGCAGGCGAGCGGCGGCAGCCACGCGTGAAACGCAGCGTTCTCTTTCTGATTTGAATTCCCAGTTAGCCACTGTCAGAGCTACCGCCGCAGGACTTGCCGGGTCATGGGCAGGTGCCTTTGCCACGCATCAACTAATTGCCTTTGCTGATACCTGGAACCAAATGAATGGTCGCCTGCGTCTGGCTTCCTCATCAAGCGAAGATTTTGCCACCGCGCAACGTACTTTGATGGAGATAAGCCAGCGCACGGGCACGTCACTTGAGGCGAACAATAACCTTTACAGTCGCATTGCCCAGTCGATGCGTGATGCCGGCTATGCTTCTTCCTATGTTGCAAAAGTCACTGAAACCGTCGCCACTTCACTGAAACTTTCCGGTGCCAGTACAGAGGAGGCAAGCTCTGTAATCACGCAATTAAGCCAGGCGCTTGCCTCCGGTGTGCTACGAGGGGAAGAATTTAACTCCATTATGGAGAATGGCGGTCGCCTGGTGAAACTGTTGGCGCAGGGCCTGGGGACAACCGTTGGCGGTTTACGAGCAATGGCCAACAACGGAGAGCTGACGACAGATAAGATTGTCCCGCTCCTCACTAACGTTGAAATTCTGCGCAAAGAATTTGAAACCCTCCCTGATTCTGTCAGTGGCTCAGCGCAGAAGGTGCAGAACGCTTTTTTAGCCTGGGTTGGCGGCGCGAATGATGCGGTCGGCGCTTCTTCCACCCTTTCGGGGGCGCTTAGCGGTCTGGCTAATAATATTGATGATTTTGCCAATACCGCCGGCATTATCGTTGGTCTCGGGCTGGCTCGCTATTTCGGCAATATGGTCGGCAGTGTTGGAGCTTCAACCCGCGCGGTAATTTCAAATACTGCTGCTGAGGTGGCGCTTGCGCAGGCGCAGGTGCGTGGCGCTCAGGTCAGCGTTGCGGCAGGGCGACAGGCCGTTTACCGGGCCCAGCAGGCACGGGCGGCGGCAACGAGCCTTGAGGCTCAAATCATTGCGGAGCGAAAGCTGGCCGCTGCACAGGCATCCCTCAATGCGGCGATTGTCGGCCGCGCTGGCGCTGTGAACAACCTCAACAACACCGCATCGGTTACGTCACGTCTTGGCAGCGGGGTGCTCAGTATTCTTGGCGGCTGGCCGGGCGTAATCATTGGTGCTGGTGCCGCCATGTACGGGCTGTATCAACACACCCAGCAGGTCCATCAGGAGGCGGTGGGATTTGCCAGTAACCTTGATGAGATTAACGGCAAACTCAAGCAGATGTCCGTTCTTGGGTTGCGCTCTACTGCGGCAGATGCCCGGACGTCATTACAGGCACAAAAAAATGACCTTTCTGATCTCGACTCACAGATTGCGAAGGTAAAAGACAGTCTTAAAGCGCTTGACCAGATCCAGCAGGATTACAACCGCTCCCCGACCCTGACATTAATTAACACCTTCATGGATCAGGCCGATATCACGGCCAAAAATATCGAGCTTACCGACAAGCTGAATAAGCTGGAGTATCAGCGCGAGCAGACAGCCTCAAAAGTTGAGCACACGCAAAAGCTTGTTAACGATGCCAGTGATTTGGCAACCCGGAAAGCGATTGAGCAGGCCGGGGCGGTCGCAATTCTGCAGGGTGCTTACGAACTGCTGAATCGCTCGATGTCAGCAACTGCCGGGGCGAAGCCGCCGCAATATGGTGGCCCGGTAGTGAGCATGGCGAATGCCACCCCACAACAGCAGACGGCAATGGAGCGCGCCCGGCGTGAGAATGAACTTGCCAGCCTCAGTGGCCTGCAAAAGCTACATCAGCAGCACGTTTATGAAGCGGAGGATTTAAAGCTTACCGGCGCGCTTTACACGCAGTACATCTATAACAAAGACCAGGCCGCTAAAAAGGATGACGCCGCTGCGCAGGCAAAGAAAAGCGCGACGGCCGCCACGAACGCAGAAAAGAAAGCTGAGCGTGAAGCTGCAAGCGTTGCCGAGCAGTACGCACGGAAAATTGCGGATCTCAGCGTAGCTGTGGATGTTCAGAAAGTTCGTGCGACAGAGGGGGAAAAAGCCGCGGAACTCTACGCTGCATCCCACCAGGCTGGCACGAAATGGACTGATGAACAACGGCGGTCGATAAGGGAAGCTTCCGCAGAATTGGCTAAATGGACCCAGAAAGCCGACGAGAATGTCCGTAAACAGCGTGAGCAGGCGGACGCGCTCAGGGATTTAACCGATGCAGCAATTAAGTTTCGGGATGA